CTACAGCAGAAGCAATGAAATCACTGTAAGTACCTGCTGATAATTCGCCAGATAAGCTACCTTCTACAGCACGTACACCGTGACGGAAATCTTGAATCTGGTAGTCTGTTCTAATTTCTTCTGATTGATATGTTTCTTTTGTTAAGTTAAAGTTAGAGCTAACTCTACGAAGTGTTTGACCACCTGTTGCTCCTGCAAGAGTACCAAACGTAGTTTCTTTTTTGTATACAATACGTTTAGCAATACCTGAAGCTGTTGCCATTAATTATTCTCCAATAGGATTATTTGGGATTATTATTTAGAATTGATTAGAGTAGTATCGAATACGGATAGTAATCTCTGCTCTACTGTCATTGATGTAAACAGGAGATACTTCTGGTGTCCTATCTACTATTACTTTATCCGTTCCTTCTACTAATGTAGTACCACGTTTAAAATAATCTTTTATCTTGTCTGCCATTAAAGATATAGCACCAACACCACTTCCTTTAGGATAAGATAATACAATCTGATAGAAACCAACTTCTCTGTGATAGTTATCACCGTATGTAGGGTTTTCTACAGGGAGTGGAACAAGTCTTGTTAGTTGGTATGGTTCTGTTAGAACAGGGTTAAAGGTTACATTCTCAAAAGCAGTACGTGTAACACCTAAACCGTTAGGTAAAAGAAGTAAGTATTTCTCAAAAGATTTTCTTATATTACTTTGCATTATAACCTACTCACTTTCTCTGCTACTGCTTCTAATATAGCTTCTGCTGTACTTGTTCCATCTCTTACTACATGATAACCACCTTTAGCTTTCCAACCATATTCAGGGTTATCTCTCCAACCATCTTCAACCATTCCAGCATGATCTACACTGTTAGTAACATATACTTTATCTTGAAAGTTATATTGACTACCTTTAACTATGGCATCTGCTACTGCTGCTGTCCCTGCTACATCTGCTGGTCTTGTAATAGTTTCTGAATCACCTAAACCAACAACCCAAGAGTTCTTGAAATCACCAACATCGTTCTGGATTAAACCTTGTTTAGATCGGTAATATTCAACACCTAAAGGAGAACTTTCAACCATGAACACAGAAACCTTCTCTGCACTCTCTCCAACAAGCATCTTACTCTTTTGTTTTATCTTTTCTCTTAGTTGAGCAATACCACTACTTCCACTATAGACCGTCATGCTTAATTCCTCTCACAACTTATGAAATAGTACAGAACAACTTCCATACAGCTACAGTTTCACCAGACCATGATTCAGACACAACTTCTACTCTGTAAGCTGATTTAGCATCTAATTCATTACCACTAATAGTATCACCTACCTTTGGTTTAACAGGTAAATCAGCAGCAGCTACAACCATTACACAAACTTCTTTACCAACTAAGTTAGGAGATTTAATCTCTCTTTCTTTTGGTTCTGATTTATATATTTTAATATTGTAAGACTGTGTATACGATTGCATCATCTGTGTTTCTACGTTATACACTTCTTCTGTAATATGATTGTATGTTCTTACAGCACCGTATCTTTGTACAAGACGTTGTGAACTTCTTCTGAATCTACTTTCTACTGGCATATAAATTCCTTAGATTTTAAATGGAGATTCTGAATAACCAGCAGCATAAAGGTTAAAGATATCTTGTTGTGTATTTGTACTATTCACAGCATCATAATCTTTAGGAATACCAACATCTGTAACCACTGTGAAGTTATCTAAGTTATCAACATTACTTCTAATATCTGTCTTACTAATACCACCAGCATAAGCTTTAGCAGAATCAATATTAATAGAGAAGTTAGGATTGTTTAGATAAAGCTGTAAAGACTTCATATAGTTCTCGAACCAAGTATGATTCCAAATCTCAAGCGAATCTACCCTTTCGTGAGTGAACTGGCTTAATATAAACAAGACAGTTTTAGCAGCATCTAAAGAGGCTCTTTTTACAGAGCCGTTATTTTTATCTAGAAAGTATTGAACTTCTTCATCTGAAAGAAGACTTTCAGCTTCGCCTATTAATGCTATCTCAAGCCTAAGTTGCTGTACTGGAGTGAATGTCATTTCTAATTTTTCCTTGATATTTGATCTCAGCTTCTAATCTAGCAGCCAGAGCTTCTTCATAAGTATCGTATGTACCAACAGTGATCTTATTTCCATTAAAACCTATACGTACATTAAACCTACCACTTGGTAGAACTTTAATATTTTTGTTTGGGCTCTTTGGTACAAAGATTTTCTCATACAGTTCTACTCGTTCTTTCTTTCTTAATAAGAAAATTCGACTATCGTCATACAGCAACTTCATGATACGTAATGCCTCTTCGCCAGCGTACAGAACTGTGAAGAAATTATCTACTTTCGTTTCGTAAAGCTTTTTTGGTTTTGTAAAACAATTTACTTGACAGAACTTGTTGAAACCTTCAAGTATTTCCTTAGAACCACACATGTTTAACTTAGGAGAGTTTTTATTGTAGTACAACGACCCATCACCATCTATCATACCTCTCCAGAAGTGTCTATCACTCAGCCAATCAAAGTTTGGTAACTTTTCCTTCGTACTCTTTCTTGGAGTAAAGTTTTGTGATAACAACCTTTCCTTTATCGTGTAAGAAGAAAATGAAAGAGCGTATGAAACATGCGTGTCTTTTGTATATTTTGAAATCTTATTGCTACAACCGATATAGTTTTTCAGTTTTTCAATCATATACTTGTCTGTTTCTTGCAATCTAAGTGTTATAGTATTACCTTTACTTGAAATATTCCCATCACTTAGCAATAAACCATAAAAATACGAATCTTCTTCTTTACTGAAATCTGTAAATGCAAGACTTCCTTTATTAAGGTCTCGTTGCGCCCCATTCTCTCTCAACAGCTTGTACACAGAATTTGCACAACACTCGAAATGCTTTGCTGTTTTACTAACACTTAATACACTTTTATAGAATTCTACAATTGCGTCATCTTTATCTTTTGAAAAAACTGGCATAATATCTCCTAAATCATTTGAAATAGGGATAATTCTAATAATAGTGCAAACTAATGTCAACACACTAATTTGCACGATATTAAAACTTATTAAACAGAAGCGTTCTTAGTAAGACGAACTACCGCAGATGGTCTGCGGATAAGAGACAGAGTGTTCTGTTCAGATTCAATCTCTACTTTAGAACCTTTAGGGTCAGTGAAAGTCCACAAATAACTTTTCTCCCCTAAAGTATTAACATAGTCTAGTTTGTTAGCAGGAGAGAAGTAAGTGATGAACATATCACGAGTACCTGTAGGGATTACATAAGCATCGCCAGCAGGGATTAGTTTCTGTGTAACGCCAGCAGCGTCTTTGTAGCTACCAACATAACGATAGAAAGTACAACCACCATGTTCAAACTTAGCATAGCGACCATCACGTAAGCTGTTGCGAAGTGGTTCTTGTGTTGATTGGTAGAACTTGTAAGCTTCTTTAACACCAGCTTGAGATACAAGAGCATCGAAGAACTCTGGCGAACAAAGGGCGATATAGTTCTCAATAATCTCACCATCAAGAATGTTTTCTTGAATGTGGTCAGTCACTTCACGAATCTTAGCGATAACATCGGTAGCAGCGTTAGCTAGGTCGAAAGCCACTTCTTTACGAGTAACACCAAAATCAGTGTAGTAGTTACCAGCCACAGTACCGTTAGGTGCATAGATCGTACCTTGAGTGATTGCTTGCATACGAGACACTTCAAGAGTGACTGCGTGTTTACGAGCAATATCTTCTAACTTACGAGCCATAACAGCAGCTTGTACCTCAGCAGAATCCGAACCGTATGCACGTTTCCCTTGAATATCTTCAGGAGAAAGGTAATCATCAAGAGGGAAGTGAGGAATTGGGAAAGAACGTAAGTTACGAGTACGATCTTTATTTACGTTGTTACGCTCACCACGTACACGGTCAGGAATCAGGGCGAGTGTAGCAGCAGTTGATTCTACAGTGATGTTATGTTGAGTCACAGACTCATCACGGAAGATACCTAGTTGGTTGACAAGACCATATGTATTAGGAATTAACAGTAATTCTTCTGTTAAATCTGTCATCTCAAAAGGAGCAGTAAAACTACGAGTAATAGCCATGTTTATTTATTTCCTATATTATTCTTATTATTAAACTGTTTCGTTTACTAAGATATTCTTAGCTTCTAAAGCGTCATACACAGCTTGTTTCTTAGTAGCATCATTATAAGTAGCATCAAGAACAAGCGCACCTTTAGAAAGGATTGCATTACCACGAATAATTGTTAATACTTTAGTGTCAGTGGTTGCAGCTACAGATTTATCTTCAATAACCACAGCAGCAGGAACTTTAGAACCATCGACAGCAGTTTCTTTAGCTACCACATATTTACCAGTTGCAGTTACTTCACCAAGAACAGTACCAACTTGGTAGGTTGTTGCAGCAGCTTCATTTACAGTTACAACAGCACGGCAAAATCCAAGAGAAGGTTCATACTCATGTTTAACAAGGTTAGACAAACGTGGTGTATCAGTTGCGATAATTGGCATTATTATTATTTCCTATATTATTTATTATATTTTTCAGCAAGGATTGCTTGTAAAGCAGATTTTTGTACTTGCTCACCAGTCTTAGCACCAGTTTCAGTAAAGAAACCATTTGCATCTACTTTAGCAGAAAGAGATTTAACAACTTCTACTACAGCTTGGAAATCTTCTGCTTCTAAACCTTTAACAGCTTTGAAAAGTTTCTCAGCTTGTTCTTTATCTTCTACAGCAGCAACTAGATCAACATTACGTGCTTTCTCTACTTGTTCTTTTTCTTTTTGTTTAAATAGTTCAACAGCTTCTAATGCTTTTTGCAATTGAACAGCTTGGTCATTATACGCTTTCTGAATATCATCAAATTGCGCTTTAGCTACTACTTCAGGAGCTTCACCTGACATATTATTTTCCTCTTTGTGAACGGCTTTATCAGCCTTCTTATCAATTGGGGTAGTTTTAGGTTTCCCCTTATTAACTGGCTTTTTACCGCCACTATTAGATTTACTATCTAAATTTGTTTTTAATGCTTTCTCTACAGATTGTTGATCTTCTAGTAGAGTTAAATACTGTACTTCTGTTAAAGCTGATAGAGCAGCAGCTAAATCTTGAGCATCTGATAACTCAGCAACACGATCAGCATTTTGTAACTTACTACGAACATAATCAGAAGGAGATGTTTCTAATACTTCTACTTTAGTTTCACCTTCTAGGGTTTCTTCTAAGTTGTCAATCATCTCAGAATAATCAACCCAACCAAATAATTTAGCTAGTTCTTTAGCATCATCTTCCCACCACATATCATAGAAACGCATTAAGAACTCAGGAAGTTCCATCTCTACTTTGATACGTTGTGCCTTCTTAATAAAGTCTTCTGAGAATTGAGATGTAGCTTTAGTAATTAAAGTAGCATAACCTGAAGCAGCACCACCTTGATCCTTATGAACGAGAGCAATATGACTACCTTCTTTTGAAAAATCAAAATCGTATAATCTTCGCTTTGCTTTTTTAGTTTGCACTTAAAACCTCCAATATACTCCAATCAAAGATACGTTTCCTTCTACCAGAGCCTTTATAAAATAATTTACCAATCATAGAAAGGTTAAGATCAAATAGCTTAACAAGGTCGTATCTACTTCCCTTGAACAACGTTCCATCTTGATGTACAAAAATGTATTTGTTTTTATCAGAACAACCATTCTTTTCCATGCTCACAGCAGGGAGTCTTTTACCGAAGTTAGGTGGTTTCTTACCTTTCTTTGCTACAGACTGTTTATGTCTTGTTTCAGCAGAAGGGTTTAATCCGCCCTCACCCCCAGCAGTTAAGTTAGTAAGTGGTTCGTTAAAGTGAGTAAACTCTAGTATTGTATCTTTCTCTAACTCATAAGCTTCTTGGTTGGAGAGGTTCTCAAATACAACCTCCACATAACAACCGTGTTTTTCAACAACCCTTTTCCAGTAGATATTCCTACCAGCATTAGCCCAACCACGATTGGATTTTCCTTTACCTACATAGAAAACCTTGTTATCAGAAAGTCTTCTGTGAATGTACACATAATAAGAGTTGTCTGGGTCTGTCTTAGCCAGTCTATACATTTCAGCTTGTTTTTTGCTGTACTGTATTTTCCTCATTATTCTTCCTCTAAATATTCTGTCTTAGCCATACACCCTACAGATACACCAGTTAAATTACCTTTCTTAATGTCTTCCCAAATCTCATCTTCATGTACTTGAATTACACAGCACCAACTTCCAGCTTTGATAATCTTTTCATTTAGTACCATATCTACAGGAGCAATATAGCTCTCTACGATACTGAACGAGTCTGTTGTGGTTAAGTGTAATAAATTTGCTGTCATTGAATGGGAGTTAAAGTTGTGACAAGCTTTTCTTACTTCTTCAGTAGAATAGATATCACCGTGTAGATCAACTTCTTCAGGAGCTAAGACAAGGAATGTTGCTTGTTTTAATTCTTCATTAACAGCTTTAGTGATGGGGATATTTGAGCTGTTTTTATTATTTGTTACCATCTTTCACCTTTGTTTAGGAAAGAGGTATTGTATATTGTTATGTTATAACATTGCATTTCTTTATATCTGAATTATAACACTGACATTTGAATTGTGCAACAACATTTATAACTTATTTTTATACAATACCTAATTACTTATTACTTTAAGCTGTGTTATCTAGGTTAGTAGATGAATTATCATTACCACCTGTAGTATTACCAACACCGTCATTTAAACCAGAAGTCATGCCATCGCCTGATCTACTGATACTAGAAGTAAGGATTTCATCTAAGTCTGTACCTTCTTTCAAAGGCTCTAAACCAAGCACATCTAACACCTTATTAATAACTTCAGGAGTACGAGGCAAGAAACCTACCGCACCTACGCGCTGTAAATATTTTGATGTTTCTTCAAGAGAGCTTGCTTCTAAATCTTCTGCTTCTAAGTAAGGTAGTCGTGTTAAATCCCAACCAATCAATTTAGCAAGTAAAGGGATTAAGTGCTGATTAACTACGTTACAAATCTCTTTTAACTTAGATTCAATAGCAATAGCTGCCATTGTCCCTTTCATTGTTCCTAAAGCATAACTACCTGTAGAACTTTGTCCCATTAAGAGGTGATCTACACTAAGGGCTGTTAAGATTGCATTACAGTAATACTCTTTGATACTCTTTGTATCGTAAGCTTTACCACCGTCATTCTTTAACAAGCTAAACTTATACATTGGTTGCTTAGTGTCAGGGTCATACATCAAAGGTAATACTAGACCAGCTTGATTATTGTTATGGATATTTCTTACAATATTCTTCCACATCTCATACTGAGCTTTATGTTCAGGAGAAGCATCATCACCCATAATTTGAGGAGGTACTTCTGCAATAGGAATCCCTGAAAGGTCCCTAGACAACCCCAGATTCTCCAAGTCCTCTACAGCAACTTTATACTTCCAAGAGTAGTAGCAAGAACGTAATGGAGATTCACCTAATGGAGAGTCTTTCTTTTTACCTAAACGGAATAACAAGAACTTCTCTCTAGGAATAACTACTTCTGTTCCTTTCTTAGAAAGTAATACTTGTCCATTCCTACCAGTCTTATTGATTGTTTGTTTAACACCAACTAGCTTCTGTTCGTCATCATAAACCCATCCTGAAATACTATCTTGAGAACGGATAGGAAGTTTCTGAATACCAATCTTACCATCGTTATATTTACTTCCTTTGCTGAGGAGTCTTTTACGAAGTACAATTTCATTTACACAGAAACCAAATGTATTCATACTGGTAACTTCTTGGATAAAGTCTTGCCAAGAGTGTTCCATATCATTCATACATTCTTCTAAGAATACTGTGTATTGCTTATGTTCTTCTGTAGCTAATGGGTGTGGTTTAACTGTAAATCTAGCTTTAAGCATCATGTGCTCATAGTAATTTAATGCGGCAGCTACTACACCATCATAAGCCATCTGCTTGTATGTAATCACAGAAGTAGGGAATGTAAGTTCCCTTTTTAGTTCTTCTTGGATTTGCCCTGCTGTCACTGTTAATCCAGAATATCCGATGGATGAGAATTGGAAGCGTGGGACTTCGGCTTTAGCTTTTGTTGTTCTTGTTTGTCTAGCCATATTTTATTTCTCTCTAATCCCTTGAAAATCTATTCTGTGTTGTAAATGAAGTTATTGAGAAGTTTGGAATTGTTTGTACTTGTCTGATATAGTTGAAGCTATCAGACGTTGCATCTACTTGCATTGTGTTCAAGATAGGTCGTTAATCTATCTCCGCTTTATTCAAGCTGCTACATATCGCTATGTAGATCAGACTATATCTTCCCATATACAGAACTGATAATAGTTCTTATCACAATTATTGGGCTGTGCGCTTCGAGTCACTTGACTCTACACCCTTACACTCATCAGGGTTAGTCGTTACACGTTCTACTAGGTGCTTGCCTCTATGACAAATCTTATCAACCTATATTGCAGCTTCGCTCGGTATTGTCTACTTGAGATGTCCACCGAATTCACACAGTTTATTGACGACCTAGTTGTTAATCGTCATGCCCTCTTCTTCCTCCATCAAACTGCTCTAATTCATTTAGATATACTTCATTCCATTTCTTATCAGAAGGTAAATAATCATCACTAACATAATGCACAAACCCTGCCTCTGCCATAGATGCAAAAGGACCAAAACGTAAGACTTTGTTAGCTTTTGGTTTAATTAACCTAACTGTAAAACCATGTTCTGATAACTTACCTTGTAATGTTCTTGCATAACTTTGACCACCAGCACCAGCATCAAGAGGGAGTGTAATAATTACATCTTTACCATCTTCATAAGCTGTCTCAAGTATAAGTTGTTCTACTCCAAGAAACTTCTTCCTACATCTTACTAAACTTTCAATCGTGTATATCTTGTCTTTATCTTTAGACATTAATACACCCGCAGTCCAGTCAGGGTCTTTATATGTTTCACTTGGTTCTGATGCAGCTAAATCCCATGAACGTACTCGTTGTGTCGCTTTAATATTTGGATGATTAACTTTAGTAAGCCATTCTCTTTTAAAGTAACCTGAGTTTTCTTCACGAGCTGTCCAACTACCATGTAATAAACGGTCTTGTTCTACACGACTTAATTCTTTTAGTTTACCAATATAGGCTTTAGAGATGTACGGATTGTCGTAAACTGTACTACCAATGACACACATTGAAGTAATACCGCTATCTTCTTCTGTACCATAGATGGCTTCAGCAGCTTCTCTTGTATCATACCACTCTAAGCTACCGTCACGCTGTTTAACAAAGAAACGTGTGATACCTCTCTTAGCAGGATCAGGAATACCTGTTTCTGGATCAAGCCACCACCATACCCAATCTTTTAAGAAAGAATCACAATGAGGGTTTGTTGCCATCACCATACAAGCTTTATGGTCTTTCTCAGCAAGAGCATTACGGTTACGAGATCGTAGATATACAATCATTTCTTCTGTAAATTCTGTTGCTTCATCAAATGCAATATAATCTGCTTGAAGACCTTTAAACTTCTCTTTAGCCTGTTCATTCTCGTAGTGAGAGAACTGTAATGAAGCACCACTTGGGAATGTAAGCTTCATTTGTTTAATACTTACTTTTAATCTTTTACCATAGAGCTTACCAAACAAAGCTTGAGCTTCTTCCCAAAGACCGCCTTGAGAGGATAATTGAGTTGATGTTCTACGGAAGATTACACCTCTTGAATGAGGGCAGTTAATGTACCTGAACCATCTTAATAAAATGGAGTATGATTTACTACTACCTGCACTACCACTAGCAATAGTAATATCAGCATCAGAGTTAATAAACAACTCTTGTGGTATTGATGCAGGAGCAATAACTTCTCTTTCCTGTTGTTCCATTAAAGTTATTGTCCTTATTTAATTAACCTTTCTTCTGTACTGTAAATTGAACAATTGGAGCTAAATCTAACTCGTCTTTGTCAACATCTTCATTTTCTAATTTCTCTGGTTTATAAACTTCGTTCATTAATGTTTGATATTCTTTAAGAATCAAAGCAATCAATCTCATACGAGTTTGTTCTGTTGTGTTATCATCATCAAGCATTCTTTCAATCCAAGTCAAAGCTTTTTTATTAAGAGGTTTTAATCTTCTTAACATTTGTTTAAAATCTTGAATACGAAGTTCATTTCCAGATATTGATTTTGGGTTTACTAGACGATCACCAGAGGGCCTTCCTTCTGGATTTCCAGACTGTCCTTTGATAAAAGGCATTATACTATATCCTCTAATTGAGGTAATCCCCACTCGCTCAACTTTGCATTCCAATGGTCAATAGCAACATAATCATCAGACGCAGGCATTGCAGATTCATAAAGTTTGTCGAGTGCATCTAACTGCTCTTGAGTACAAAGTGCTGCAAATACTCTAGCTTGAAATGCTGAAAAATCCTCCTCTGTCCATGCGGATGAGTGACATCCTAGATATCTATTTCCATTTGCATCGACAAGCGGAACTGACAGATTGTTCGGTCCTTTGCCTAAAATATCCGCAACTTGATTAACTAAAACCGCATCAGCTTCTGTTGCTACGTGAATCACGTTCATAAAGTCACCCCAATATACTTAGCAAACTCTTTTTCAATCCTTGCTGTGGTTGCATCATCGAGTAGTTTTCCGATGACTAGGATCGCATAGATTTGACCGTTGAATGGGAGTGATGTTCCTCCACGTCTACAAATGTAAAGAGGATGGTTACCAAAAGACGATCTTGGAGACCACGCGCTATCTCCCACATATTCTTGAATACTGCTGTT